ATTATCGAAACCTGGAAAAGCATTCGTTTTCATCTTATTCCGCTCCTTTCGTAAGTTCAGCGACTTGTTTCATCAATTCGCCAGTCATTCTTTGTGTTTGTTGAATAACTTGATTCTGCTGAGAAACTTGCTTCATTAATTCCGCATTTTGCTTTTGTAAAAGTTCCAATTCCGTAGGTGGCGTTGGCTCTGGTTCTGGCACATTATCAGGATCGTATATTAAGCTTGTTCCGTCCCAGCGATAATTAAAAAAATCTGTCGGCTCGTTTTCCACTTCAAGTTCAATCACATTTGGTTGTTCCATTGTAGAATAGCCTTCCAAATAGCCGATTTTATTTTCAATCCAAATTTTCATAGTTGACCTCCTCATTTCTTAAATCGCATATACTCGTGTTAACACAAATTCTTTTGAAGCAGTATTATTATTTTTATGTCCTAAAATTTGCGTATTACTTATATAGATATACTTGTTGTATTTTGATCCATTCAACGTTTCTAAATGATGAACAACTGCACGACCTCCAAATTCCGCTATATGCGTTTTTGGAACAAATACATAGTTCATATCCCAAGGACTTCCCTGACTTGATTCGCTATCATAAGGTTGATATAAAAATAACCAACCAGACAGACATTTGTCTAAGGGTAAACTTGGTGTAATAGATTGATTTTCTCCCATATACCATGCGCCAGACCAAATTTTTTTACCTACATTTTTTATTTGTTCTAACGATGAAGGATTTAACAATAATGAGTTTAATTCAATACCATTAATCTTTAGTTCCCCTACAAAATCTTTTACTCCACTTATTGTTTGCGATTCAGTTAAATTCACAACATTCGTTGTAAACGCTACTTCTTTCCAATCAGTCCAATTTGAAGGAATACCACCAAATTGACGAATAAAGACAGTCCTTTCTGTTTGAAACAGCTGTCTGACTCCCCCAGGGTCTTTATTAACAATCAAGCTACCAGAATTAGGTAAAGGTTTATTTTCAACTCCTGTAGCTAGAATCGAATAGATTCCTGGTTCTTTAGCATTATTTAAGTCTGTTATTTCAATAGTTTTTCTAACAAACAAGCCATTTTCTGTTGCTGTTTTATTTACAAACCTAGAATCTGCTTCATCTTTCGTATAAAAATCTGCAGCATGTAATTCTTCCAAGGCTTGATTCATTGCTTCTGTAACAGTTCTTCCAATAGTAGTGATAGAAGTTTCTGTATTTTCTGCAATTTGAGAAATACGTTTTTCTGTATTAGCAATAGTTTCACTAATTTGGGCTTTTAATTTAGTTATTTCAATAGTTATTTCTTCTATTCTCGCAACAACTACATCATAATCAGAATTTATCTTTTTTAACGCATCTTGATACGCTTTATTTAACTTTTCAACTAATCGATTGTATTCTGTAATAATTGTTTCAGCTTCTCCGGCATCAATGTCAGCATTTCCTTTAACAATAATTTTAAAGTCTCCCGTAGTATCTCTTTTCCCGTCTTTTTGAAACGAAAAATATGCCCTCTTGTACGTCCCTTCTACGCTAAACGCTGCACTAGGAAACGTGTATTCAAATGTTCCTTTTTGCAATCCAACGTTATTGGAAGAGACGTTTTCAGAATCAAAAACTTTCACTTTTCCGCCTGCAGGTTCGCCCTCAAAAGTAATGACCCCGCCCGACAAATCAGGTATCTCGTCCCTTCGAGAAATTTTCACCGTGATTGTTTGCATTTTTTCATCACCGACGCGACCATAAATAATCGGTGGCATGATTGGATCCTTTGAAAAATCGAGATTTAATATCTTATTTGCCATCAAATCACCCCTCTATGATACTTTCTTTTATTCCTGTTCTTTCGATTAACCTTGTCCTCTAAATGCTCTATCCGTTCAATCAGCTGTTTATTTGTTAAACTGTTCAACATTATCTGTTTATTCATGTCTAACCCTAAATAACGATCTTCGGTGTCCTTTGCGCAAAGGAAAGGTGAATACTGAGCGATTAAACCTAGCTCTCGCTTTGCTGATGGCTGCTTTTGTTTATTTCTCGTTTGATAATTTTGTTTTCTGTTAAACTCAACAAAGTTTAGTTTCTTTGTTTCTTCAATGCCATCTATCGTAGTGTTTTCAATATTTTCTTTCAAACGTATGTCTGATTGATTAATGATTGAATACCCGTTCATATTTAAACTAGAGTAAAAATTTACAGGCGCATTATTAGGAACCTTTAACCCAGTAATAAATATATTTCGTAGTGCCTTATCGTTTCCGTTAACATCCGTTTCAAATATTGTATTGAATAAACTTACCTGTCCATTATTTCCATTTACACGGATAGAACCTACATGGGCATCCGAAGAACTATCATAACGACCTAGCCATAAATCTGTTCCTGGATAAGCTGAAATATTCAAATATTCACGACCTGTTGGAATGTACAGTGTTCTGTATAATCCACCTAGAGTATTTATCCCGTTTGATTTATACAAACGGAAAGCTCCACCTGTCATCTCAGAAAAAAGTTTTCCATCCCAAAGATTCTTTATTGTTCCACTACTCATAGTTATTTGACTAGCACCGCTTTCTGATGTAATGGTACTACCTGTAATTGTCACACCTATAATGTTAATAGCTTTCAATGTTCCAGTGGTCATTCGATCTGCAACAATCGCTCCGTTATTCGTCATAGCTAAACCATAGGTGCCATTATATCCAGTTGAGCTAAATCCCAGACCACCAACATTCCACCGCCAAACTTTCCTAGCTGTATTTACATCAGTTGTATCCATAATTAATAATTCTTGCGGGTCTGCTATGGATGGATAAATTACCACATGACCTTTCCCAGGGTTTTTGATGATATCAGAAGCTTCTTTTTGTGCTTGTTCGAGCCAATCTACCCTATCCAACAAATCACTTGTATCTTCTTTTGAGTCTTCAATTACTTTGGCAAAGTCGGTTCTTGCTTCACCTAATTCGATTGACTCGTATCGATCTAAAGCAATATTCCACACCGTTTTAACAATTTGCGCGGTTGTATTGATGTTTAATTGATTAAATGCCACCGTTACCCAATCACACAGATCGACTATTTCCAAGTTTTTAAGCTGCTCATTTGAAACAGAACTTGCTAGGTCAACATAACTAGCTTTTATACTTACACGAGGAACCCCCACATTGTTAGACTTGATAAACGAATGCACCATGCTACGCAAAGCCGCTACGTCTTTTGGCTCTTTGTCACTAAAATCAACCATTTGTATTCTACGTTCCGTGTAATTACCGACATAATCACTATCTATATACACTTCTGGTAAAGTGATTATTTTTTCATCATCGCCATTACCAATTTTTGCCCAACCATAGACAGAGGTATACGTATTTTCAATCGATTCTTCTTGGTTAATATCAGTTAAATTTTTCCCGTATGCGATAACAACATTCGTTTCAGTCCCAGCTTTTGCTAACAAACGAACTTGATTATTATTAAAAAGATATTCCCCACCGAAATTATCTAAAATTGAACCAGCAACACCGCCTAAAACTTCTTGCGCATTTTTATATTTTGCGGGATCTGTAAAATCAATGGACGACGTAGTCTCCACATCACTGTAAAAAGTAAAATCACTTTTAGGCTCCATCTGACTTCTTAATTGATTTAACGCTGCTTGTGCCGAAATGTTAGAGTATTTCGAACCGATTTTTACCATTGTTCGCAGCAATTTATAGCGGTAATGCTCACAGTAAACCGTAACAATCCCTTTGATTGGTTTTGTAATTTGCGCAATTTCAAACCGCTGACTTTTAGCGACTAATGTCGGTCCCGCATCAGCAACTATCCATCTTCCTACTTTCAGCTCATGAAATAACTTCCCTACCACTGGATACTGAAATGTCATATCATAAATTCCGTTACGTTCCCGTGTAGAAAGAGGATTTATTGCATCTTGTAAAGGACCGATGCCTAGGGAGTTCCAGTTGTTATTTTTCTTATCATGTAAAATAATCGTGCTCATACAGCTAAAGTCCTCCATTTCGGTTTAATTTTAAAATCGCTGATATAGGTATAATTAATAATGCTTTCGCCCGGTGGTAAAGTGATTGGGTTATAACCATCTGTATTTAAAAAGCAATATTTTGTGATATTAACGCCACCATCTTTATAAGCAATGCCTTCTTCGCAATCTAGCGTAATTTTTCCTGTTCCAGCTTCTTTTGCAATCCTGAATTGTTGGCCATTAATATAAATATTACTATCTTGTGTACTACTAGTTTTATTGAAAGTTATAATTGGCAGACTAGAAAAAGCTTCTGGATTCCTAATGCCACCTCCACTTTTTATATCTCTTTCATCATCACCATCAAGACGAAAAACGAACGGCTGGCACTTAAAAACAAAATCAACATCTAACCAACTTCTTGTTTTGTCTGCTGCATCTACTTTGCTGTAGCCTAGCGCTTTATAATAGTACTCGCTGTATTCACTAAAAATAAGTGGGGCATAATCTTTCGATAAATAAAGCCACGCAGCGATATCTCTTAACTGCGCAGCAATGGTTGTATCTGGTTGTTTATAAAGTCTTACCGGAAAGACTTTCTCAATGTCGTTATATTTTCCTTTATCGTATATGACATCGGAATTTCTTCCGTCAATTTCTGTAAACTGCAGAGCGGCCTCTGGAATAGTAAACATCATTTCGTTTCTTATTCGCATAGAGAATTCATTCGATTTTTTTCCTCTAAATTGAAAATATGGATAATTCGTTAAATCCATTATAGCCGCCCCCTTGTTTGTCGTTCTGTGAGTGTTGCCAATTGTTGAGAAGTTTCTTCAATTGATTGCTCATTAGATAGATCCGCATGTTCAATGTTGATATTGATTGTCGGACTGTATGTTTTTGCATGGTTGCTATTGTTTACAATTTGGCTACCTAAATTAGCAGCGCCCATCATATTAGTGTTTAATGCTAATTCTGGGCTAGTAAAGTTAAAATTTGGAAAAGCATCATCAAAATTAAAATCCTTAGATAATTTGGCAGCCATACCAGAAGTAAGGGTTCTAACATTTTCAAATCCTTCTACTATTCCTTTTTTCAGACCGAACATCAAGGCTGAACCATTATCAATCAGAACTTTTTTATCATATGGAATAGGTCCTTTTAAATCAGCAATGGTATCTGCCATTCCACTAACAAAACCTTTAACCTTTTCAAATCCCCATTTGATACCTTTTAATAAACCTCCCATTAAAGCTGTTCCTGCATCCCAAAGTTCATCCCCGACAATTGCAGAACCCAAACTGTTTACTAGTCGTCTCACCGCTTCTCGAGCTTCCTCTTTGTTGTTATCGATGCCATCTGCTAAACCGTTAATCAATCGAATAGCGGCTTTCCACATTCTATCTGCAAAATTAATAATACTTTCTACTAATTTATCCACAAGGTCTGCCGCAGCATCTACTAATCTGTATAAATTATTTCCAATACCTTCGATGCATTTCACTACCAAATCTGTACCTGCATCAACTATTCGAGATAAATTGTTTGAAATACCTTGTAATACACTAACAATCAAAGTTACTCCCGCTTCTACGATATCTGGCATTCTGGAGGATAAACCATCTAGGAAGTTAATCATCAAATCAACAGCCGCATTAATAATATCACCCATTCTATTACCAATAGCATTAACAAAATTCACAATGATACTAATTGCTTCATCCGTAACTTTGCCAATATTGTTAGAAATTCCTTTGAGAAAATTAATAAGCAAATCAAACCCAGCCTGTATTATATCTGGCAAATGATTGTTCAATTCGGAAAGCCATGTAACTATTAATGTAGCCATGTTTTCAACCAACTTTGGCAATTGGTCTGTGATTCCTTGCAGCAAAGCATTAATTAAATTTGCTCCGGCTTCTAGCAATCTCGGCAAGGCTTCAGCTATAGAATCTAAAAATGTTGTGATGATTGTAGTTGCTGATTCTATAATAGTCGGCATGACAATTAAAATACCATCCGTCAAGGCTTTTATTATTTGTGCAGCCGATTGGGCAATAATAGGTAACAAAGTAACGATTCCATTTGTGAATGCCATTATCAGTTCACCCGCAGATACTACAATGCTTGGCAATCCTTGTGCTATCCCAGAAATAAAACCTGATATTACTTGTAAAGCTCCGCTCACGATTCCTGGCAAAGCGTTAGCAATTGCGCCTAAAATCCCTTGTAGCGCTGTTCCAAAAATTTTTCCTAATTGCGGACCAAAGGTCTTTATTCCTTCAGCTAATCCTTTAAAAGAACTCATAATCGTATCAATACCTTTATTTACATCTCCGCCGCCTAAAGCTTTTGCTAGTAGTTCAAAAACTTTAATAAAAAAACCAACAGGTCCTAACATTCCAAGGATAACCGTTTTAAGAATTTTTATACCAATTCCGACCATATCAAATGATTTACCGGCTTTTTCTGTAGGTTTAATTAAATTCTTGAAAGCATCTGTCACATTTTTTATGGCTTTACCAATTTTCATGATACTTTGTTCTCCTTTTACAGAGAATGCACCTTCAAGAAAATCACCTAATTCACTCATGTTCTTAATAGATCCGGAGATAATTTTACCAATAGCTTTTATGCCAAGTTTCATGTCGTTTATTTTCCCTGTAAAATTAATCATTCCTTGCCAAAGGCTTTCAGGGAATAACTTAATGAATTGTGAGCGTAGTTCTGCTATCTTTTCCCCTGGGCCATTAGTTAGCATTTCTATAAATCCTTTAGCTAACAATTTTAAACCCGTGACCACTTGATCCATTGGTTTCAGAAACGCTTTCAATGTAGATGCCATGTCATTGACTTTGTTTCTGAAAGTATCTGAAGTCTTATAAAAATAAACAAAAGCTGCTATCAAAGCACCAATTCCAGCGATAACTACAGCAAAAGGATTTGCTAGCATAGCAGCTTTCATCAAAGCAAAAGCGGTTTTAACACCAGTAATGGCATTTTTAACATTATTCATAATCCCTATGGTAGCTTTGAAAGCAACAAAACCTGCTACAGCTCCAGCAATAACAGAAGCAAGTAACTTAATCATTTGAGCATTTTTACTAATAAGTTCAAATAATCTATCAAATATGGGGAATTTATCCCCGATTGAATTTAATAGCTCACCAAACGCCTCTTTCACATAAGGAATGGAAGCCTTGATGAAAGTAACAAATGCTTCAGGTAATGTTTTTAATATATTTCCAACCATAGGAATAAAATTGCCAAAAAGAAATGTGGCTGTTGTTTCTGCTAGTTGGTTTAAAGATGGTTTGATATCTTGGCCAAGAGCCATTTTCCCAAGCACATTAGACAAAGAAGCTTTCATTGCAGCGAATGAACCGCTAAGTGTTTCGGCTGCTTCTTTTGCCGTTGTTCCTGTGATGTCTAAATTCTCTTGTATAGCATGAATAGCGTTATAAACATCACTTAGGTTATTAATATCGTATTTTACGCCTGTGAGCTTTTCCGCATCAGCTAATAACCGTTGCATCTCTTCTTTTGTACCGCCGTAACCCAGTTTCAAGTTATCTAGCATTGTATAGTTTTGTTTGGCAAAACCCTGGTAGGCATTTTGGATATCTTGCATGTTTGTACCCATTTTATTGGCGTTATCAGACATATCAATCATAGACATGTTAGCAACATCTGCGGCCTTTTCAGTATCTCCACCTACCGATTGTAGTAAACTAGCACTGAAGCTTGTTACGTTTTCCATATAAGCATTTGCGGATAATCCAGATGTTTTATACGCTTCATCTGCATATTTTTTTACCTTATCTGCGCTACCCTTGAATAACGTTTCTACCCCACCAAGTGATTGTTGAAGGTTTGCACCTTCAGATATTGCCGTTGAAAAAGCTGCTTTAATACCTGAACAAGCTTTAGTGATAGCGGCAGAAGCGATTTTTACTAACCCCATGGAAACGGCTAAGTTTTTTATAGAAAAATCAGCCTTACTGCTGCTTCCTTCTAATTGATTTAATTGATTGTTTAAGCCTGTAACACCTTTACCATTTACATCCACGTCAATGGTAATCTGTCCGTCACTCATCTTCTTCCTCCTCTCCTATGTAATTTGGCAAAGCATAACGTTTTTGAAGTTCTCTCATTTGTCTTTTATGTTCTGGGCTATCTCCTTTTTGAGGTTCCCAATTTCGAATGGATCTAATTCTTTGGATTGGTGTTTCATCTGGCAAAGTTTCGAGCAGTGCTTGAAATTCTTCCCATGACAAACGCCCCTGTTCCTCAAATAGGTTAATACCGATTTGACGAAAAGAGGCATAAATGTATTTTGCATCCAATGCAATATCCATATCTCTCAAAAACGGCTTAGTAGGCAAAACATTGCCCAATTCATCTGTTACAATTTCTTCTTTTTGCCCCAAAAGTAAATATTCCTGATAGATAAAGGTGAACATTTCTATCTTTTGAATTAAGTCTAGCTCATTATCACCTAATAATAACTGCATACTTACTTCTATCTTATCTTCAAAAAGTAATTCATCATCTTGCAGTACATCAAAAACATCTAATACAATATCAAACGCCAAATTTATTGCGTAATTTTTTTCTAAAAAGGAAAAAGAGGTAGTCAGCGGATCGTTTAGCCGCATAACTATCACCCTCTTTTTTGACTAACTTTTTTCAAATACTGCTGCTTTAATTCTTCAGACTTTTTACTACGTTCTTCTAACATCTTTCCTTGTTTGTTGGTAAATTCTTCAATAGATTCACTAATACCCAATGACAAATCGTAGAACGCATTTAACCACGCAATAATATCTGGTACTTCTTTATATAAAACCCCAAAAGAGCCTGCGCCAAGGATAGAATCATACCCTTTTGTTAATATAGTTACATACAATTCATTGTCCTTTTCTTCCGCTTGATCCTCTAATTCTTTCAATTCCTGCATTACTTTATCATAAGCTTCCTCATATTCTGTTAAATGTTCCAACGAACAGTCAAAGAAAAATTCATGGCCTGCTAAAATAATCGGAAAGCCCGTACGTTCTACTTTAATATCTAATGCTTTCATTTAACTACCTCCGTAAGAAAAGGGCAGCCTTAGGCCACCCGTTTACTAAAATTTTTATGCTGGTTCATTTAATGTTAACTTATGCGTATCTGTTTTCTTGCCATCTTCAGTGGTCACTGTGGTTACATACTCGCCTTTTGGCACTTTTTCAGTCCACGTAACGTTCCCTGTTCCTGAAACCGCCAATCCTTCAGTAGCTGGCTCTATTTTATAAGACACCTTTTTATTCGTTGCGTTTTCTGGTGTGATTGTCGTTGTTAATTGACGATTTCCCGCTACTCCTGCATCTGCTGTGGACGTTTTTGGCGATAAAGTAACACTTTTTACTGAAATAGGTAACGTTTTAAAAGCAGGAATATCTGTAAAGTCTTGGCTTCCTTTATAAGCAATTTTATACGTTCCTGCTGACACTTCCGTATTTGGTTCAATCCCTGTAATTTCTAAAGGAGATGGCCCAGAAATAATCTCTTCTTTGCCTTTATAAATAACGTATTCTTTTACCATATCTAAGCTCCTTCTTTCATTTCTACAACAACCCCAGTGGTCGTCGGTGTTAATTTTTCGACTTCTGGGGCTACGCTTTTGGGCTTTCTTCTGGTAAACGGTCAAACGTGATTGTGCATCCGAACTCTTCGTAGGATGTCGCATCTCCTGCGCCTGCTTTAATTCCAGTAACTGTCGCACGACCTGTATACGTCTTACCGTTTGTTTGAACAACTTTATGCCAAACTTTGCGACCTTCGCCAGTCATATATTTTTTAGATTCAATCAATGCTTGGGCTGGGTCTTCTGGGTCCCAGAATCCTTCTGCTGTATAAGCACCAGCTACGGAAGTCACTGTGGTTTCTGGTGTACCATCACCATCATAAAATCCTGTATCGTCTGTTTCTTCATTTGTATCATCACCAATTGAGCTGATGTACTTAGCAAGACGTTTCCATTCTGCTTCGGTAGTTGGTGCCGTTTCTTCACCTGGTACATACTCAGCAATAAAATGCTGCCGTTTTGCATTTTTGTTTCGCGCGAACATTTGAATATCCATTTTTAATAACATATTATTTCTCCCCCTTGAATGTGGTTAATTTTGCTTGAATATCTAATAAAAAAACGAACCAACCTTGTTCATCTGCTTCATTGATGAAAGGCCTGTTCGTTACTGTTAAATTATTGTACTCAAAAGAACCGTTTTTACTTGATAGCTCTTCGATGTTTTCTAAAACATCTGATAATAGCCACAAAGTTTGTTCTATTTTATTGCCGTCTTTTGATTTCATAGCAATTTCGTAGTTTAATAATTCATCTTTGATACCATCATAATACTCGGTTTCTACTTTACTGCCAGGTAAAGGATAGATTACTAAGCTTTCTATTTCTGAAAGATAACCTTTTCGAATATTTAATGGTAAATTAGGAATCTGATTTATCTTTTCATTTAAACAATCAAGAAAATCCATTACTTAATACCTGCTCCTTTCAGAAAAGCCCGTTTCCACGAATTTAGATAAGCACCTTTTGCTTTTAAATCCCATCTTGGCCCAGTACCTGGTGTGGTATATTTTTTCCCGTTCAAATAAAATTGACGTTTCGCGTATTTCGTGTCGTAAATAATCTTTTCACCATTGCTTGATAAATGAACGCTTTGCCTTAAAATATTATTCTTTCGTGGTACAAATTGGTTCATATCTGCCATCGCTTGATTACCCAGTGCATATCTGCCTCGTCTCATTGCCTCAGGGCTTACTTTGGTTCTTACACCGCTTAAATTTACCTTAATCCCCATCAGACTACCTCAATCTCATAAGAATAAATAGTGGCTGCTTGATAGGCTTCTATGACAGTATCAATTTTAGTGATTACGTGTTCTTTGTCATCGTAAATAACTACTGATTGTTCTTTGAACTCAGGCAAAGGCGTAGTCAATTCGTGATAACAGAAAATCAATCCGTTATACAGCAATTGTTTGCCACTTGATGAAAAAGTATATTGGCTTCCTCTGTCAATTCGGCAATACTCAATAAGGATCGGTTCCTTGTATACTGGCTTGTTCCAATCGCCCTCCCCTAAGTACTCTTTATACTCAAAGGAATCAACTAAGAATTTTTTGGGTGGCTTTGGCATTAGCATGACGAAACACCTCGATATAACAAACCTGTACCTTCCAGATACAAATAAACGTCTTCGGCAGTTAACGACTTACTTTCGTTATTTCCAGAAGGATTGTAGCGACTGGCATTAGAAATACTCGTACGGCCTGCTGAAAAGCTTTGAGGGGCATTGTTGATACTTTCATACGTATCCGCACCAACATCGACAAAATACATTATTTGTGCACACAGAGCGAGTTTAAACTGTTTCACTCTAAATTGCCTAGAATCTTTCATTATATCATTGAACTGATAAAAGTAATTCGTTACGTTATCAATCGCTGCGGCGGCTTTTACTAAATATTTTTCAAAGTTATCTTTATATTCATCTGTGGCGCCTGTAAGCTCTTTAAACTCTTCAAAATCAATATAGGACATCTTAGATTCCTCCTAAAAAAAGAAGGAGACTAAGCTCCTTCTTCCATTTCAATAACTACCCCGCTTGTTGTCGGCGTTAGTTTACCAACTTTCGGGGCTACACTTTTGGGGCAACACCTTTAATAATCGCTTTAGCATTTTTTTCAGGGATATATTTGCCATACTTACCTGCCGCTTGTAACGCTGTGCCTGCGAAATCTTCTGAATCCATAGCACGTGCTACTTGAATACCTACGCCAGCTACACCTACGTTATCAGCTGAAAAAATTGCTACCTCATTTGGTTGAAATTTTTCATCTGGTAACTCTTCTAAAACAAACCCTTTAAATTTGTATAAAGTTTGTTCATCAACATTAGCGGATGAATTTTTAGAAGTTGTTGCAAGTTTTGAATCAATTAATAAGTCGTAAACGTCTGAATTAACATAGGCAACCCATGCAACGTTTTGAGAAACATTGTTATTAACAAATTTCTTATGAGCATTAGAAAATAGTTTTGTAATACCAGCTTCATCTAATGTAGTGGTTAGTTCTTCACTTGCATTGTCAGATAATGCTTTGCCTAACAAGTTATCCACATGTTGCGCCCAGGCAACAGCATGCAAAGCTAAGCGCTCTGCTACAACTTGATCAGGAATATCATTTACAGTAAACTGATCGACACCTTCATGAATTGAAAGTGGCGCTTCATATTTAACTTGTTTATTGACTGATTTAACTTCTTTACGTTTACCAAAACGGCTTGAGCTGCCTGTCCCTGTTCCAAATCCTACATTTTCATCTGTCGAATATGCTTGAATAACAACGTCCGTATCTGTAACTTTCAAATCTAGAAATGTATCGTTTTGAGAGACTCCGTCTTTTGTCTGTAAAGTACCTCCGAAAGCACGTAAAAATACTGCTTTTTTAGCAAACAGTTCTGGCAAAATACCTGCATATTGTTTAGTGTAATATTTGATTGACATAATTTATTTCTCCTTCTTAAATATATTTTTCAACTGCTGCTGCAAACACGTCTGTGTTTCCTTTATCATTTTTAGGATTTCCAGGGTTAACGATTTGCGGCGTTGAAGCTGGGTCTTTATCGGTTTGAAACAAAAAGGCTTTATTTTCTTGTAGTCCCTTTAATTGTTCTTCAAAACCTTGTAAATTACCGTCGACAACTTTAATAGTGTCTTTATCTAGTTGACCAAGTAAGATTTCTTCATCAAGCGCATTCGCTTCTTTTAATGCTAATTTAATTGCGAAATCTTTTTGTTGTTCAGCTAACTGTTTTTCAGAATTATTTTTCGCCTCATCAAACTTTGTTTGTAAATCAGCTAATTTTTGCGTTAAATCATCGTTTCCTTGTGCTGATTCTTTTAAGGCCGTCAATTCTTCTTGGTTAGCTTCTAGTTCTTGCTTAGCGCTGTCACGTTCACTCTCTGCAGTAGCAACTTGCGCATTTAGTTGCGTGACCGTCTTACCATGTAAAGCCATGATAGCCTTCGCTGTTTCTTCCTCAATGCCTAATGCGATTAAATCCTCTTTTTTCATAAATCTGTTCCTCCTAAGTGTTTTTTGAGTGGCAACTCCCACTGTGAGCCGTCTTTTTGAGACTTCCGAGCAGGTCTAGGTATAAAATAAAAAGCCTAACGATAGTTAGACCTGTTTTCTTCTCTTTTTAAATATTCTTCGTAATCGGCATCTAATCGATCGTAAGGATCTTCCTTTGTCTCCATATTCACGCGAAACCCATATCTAATAAAAGCGATAGTGATTGCTAGTGATAAACCAATGACTGGCAATCCAATCACAATGGCGATAAATTTTATTAGCATAGAAACACCTCTTTTTTTATTTTATAAATCATAAAATCCCACTTCTTCTCTCTAAAAATCGTCATAGCGAAAATCTTTTAGCAACGTATTAACCGGGGTGTAAACTTTTTCACGGGCATAATTTCTGCCTAAATACTCATTAGAATCTACTAGTTCTCGTAGTTTCGCTTGGTTTGCTCTTACTTTCTGTTTCCATTGCTTGGCATTGTCAGTATGATCTAATGCTTCGGAAACCATTTGATTCTTTTTAAATTTGACTACTTGGCGCTCTAATTGCCGTTGACGTTTCGTCAATTCAGCAACTTTTTCATTTTCCTTTGCATCAATTTTAGGTTGATTATTTGTATTGATACCAGGGATAAAAGGAATGTGTAAATGATTGCAGTTAATCCCTCTATGCCCGCCAGCAGTTCCATATTCTGCGCCCCAATAAGGGTCGTAAATACTCTTATACTTTTCATTACTTGAAACAGATTCACGTAAATCGGCAACGTGTCCTTGAATCTTAGAACAAGCTTTTCTAGCCCCCATATGGCTAGTGACCAGTACCGTGTGAACGTCATACTCGCTCATACGGTCTTTTCGTAACTTATCATAGGTGTTACCTAATGTAGACTTTAAAACGGTTCGAACGTAACGTTCCAAGCTCCACGTATGACCGCCTTTATCTACAAATGTTGACTTAATCCCTTTCTGTGCCCAACTTTGTATAGTACGTTCTAACGCTTCGTCAAATGTAAATAACCCGCTGTTAAATGCAGCGACTGTCTTATTAATGATTTCATTGTACATTTGGCTGGTGGCTGTTCCATAACCGAAGTTAGTGGATAACAACGTTTGATTTACATAGTTGTTAATATCAGACCACACTTGGTCGTGATAGGCTTTCATAATATTGTCTAAATCTGTTGGCATAGGCTTTGGATCATAAGGTAATTCTTTATCAATATCTTTTACAATTTTTTGCCCGGTACTTTCAAACATTCGCTCTATTTCAGATTCAGCAATTCCTGTTACTTGAGAAATGACTTTTGCGGTTTCTTTGTTAAACAAATGTAGCTCTTGAAGCTTTTCTCTTTGCCAATCTAAAATATTCTCGTTACCGTTTTTTAAACGCTTAGCGATGATTCGTATTAATTCGCCCTCTAACGATTGGTAGAGGTGTGACATATTAGAGGACCATAAATCTAATTGATGAGGTGTAATCATTATTCCTCAGCTCCTAGTTCATTTTCCGCCGATATTCTTTCTTGTTCTGGGTAGTCCATTTCTAACGTTTCTGCTCTAATCTCGTAAACTATTTTTTTGGCCTCTTTTTCAGTCACACCCGTTAATTTCTGAATAGCGCTTAGTTTTGATGAAAGACCAGCTGTAACTAATTTAGAGTAATAATCAGCTTTGGCATCTTGAGATTGAAAAACACCGTCATCAAAATCTATATTAATGCCTAGTTCTTTTGAATATTTGAATAGATTAAATGCTGCGGCCAATTCGAATATAGTTGTAATTAATTCTTTTAATGCTTCTTCCACAATTAAGACATTATCTGAACGGGTAGAAAAAGTCTCAGAATTTTCGCTGATGATTTCCGTAGCTGTTTTGACTGATTGTCCATCAAAGCTAAATGTTCCACTTGAAAAACCGGTTTGTAATTCAACAATTCGTAAAATAAAATTGATTGTCTCAATAAATTCCTGTGACCGTAACGTAGGAACAAATTCACTAATAAAAGGATCGTCTGATTTCAACCGTTGATATACAGATGTCTTACTGTCAAATCGTTTTATAGGATTCCCTTTTTCATCATATCTAACTTTGAAGAAATGATCTGAAGCTAATATTTTTCTTCTCGCTTCTTCAACTTCATTCATAAATTCATCGTATTTTTCGTTAATATCAATCAATTGGCGCTTCGCGTTGTCAATAATACCTAAACTCAATGGACTATCGATATCTATGTTGTTTTTTCCAGCTAGTTTTATATAGACAAATAATGGTCGAGTAAATCCGACTAAAGCAGTCTCCTCTTTTAGTTCCTTGTACTTGTCTAATGTCGGTAATGGTACCCTAACACCTGTTTGAGATTGTTCTTCTGAACGATACAATTCGTTTCTGATATAGTAAGTGCTATTTTCCCACTCATGAAATTCTAAAAGTGTGTAATAAACATTTTTCTTACCTTCATTCTGTTGTGTAATCGTAGCAATAGCTGCTTCAGATATATCATTAGTGTTGGACTGTAAAGGGTAAAAAGTATCAGCTCGGCAAAAGGATATTTTTATTTTGTTTGTCTTTGTGTCTACATAGGGACGTAGGACAAGCCCTCCTATTGCATATCCTGCTTCCAGCTCTTCACCAAAGTTCTTACGAAACTTATTATCGTTAAAAACTGATTGTAAAAACTGGTCCGCTTCATCATTATCAATGCTTATCGCACACCCGTCATTAAAGACTAGCTTAGCTAATTTGCGAGAAACTACTTTTGATACATTTAATGAATGAAAAGCCCTGTGCATACGCATACCATCACTATTAACGTAGCTCACATCAGGAAACTTATTTTTATATATGCGTTTGTTGTCCATTATTCTATCGATTTCAGCAGTATTTACTCCGATTTTTGGATGATCTGTAATTCTATTAAGTGTTTCTACCATACCTATTTTTGCACCTCCAATCCTGAACATCGCTTTTAATTTGTCAAACATGTAAACACCTCTTTTCTAGGCGATATAGGTTTTATAAAAGTAATTATTACCATACCTTGCTTCATCAAGTGCATGATTATATTTATCTACGGGCAATCCATTATCATTTCTCACATACATAGAGATTTCTTTTTCAAAATTATAGTGGTCAAATTCTTCTCCACATTCTAAAACTATAAATTGGCCACTTATCATGGTGTTTTGTAGTCGTTCTATTCCAACCTCTATCTTTAAACCATTACTTGAAACTTTATCGGAGCTATTGTTATCAGCTTTATCTGTAATAATCCCTATTAAGTCAAGCTCAGAACGTAACGTTTTACAGGCAGGATCGACAAAGAAATAATTCCAGTGTGGCAAATGGTTCCATTTTGTATAACACCACTCAACAAACTGTTTAATCTCTTTTGCATAAATTGACATCGCTTTTGTTTCTCCCGTATCCGTTCCGCTATGATAGTAGTTTGCTAAACGATACAGATAAAATTTCCCAGCATAGAAGGTGACAACCCAAAATGCACAGGTAGTTGCATCAGCTTGGCCACCATCAGCAGTAAAAAACGTTTCAATGATGTTTCCTTTTATTTCGGTTGCCTTGTTGTTCTTACCGAACATCGAGTAAATAACACCTTGTGGTAGCACTCTATGACCATACCAGTCACGTTCTAAAAGATATTCGCTACTTGATAACTCATCGTATAACTGCTGCTTTCTTGATTCACTTAAGATTGGATTATCATCTGGTGTCCAATGACGAAATAAAAAACGTCCTGATTTCTCAAAACGTTCTAACAATTCTAAATTAGGGTGATTCGGTGCTGGCGGATTCTGTTCGCCTAAATGATAGCGCCATTCTGCAGCAAAAGTACGTCTAAAGCACTCATTAATGAAATCTTTATGCAGCAAGTTAAATTCTAAGAAAGTAACTGAGCCTAACGACATACCCGTAATAGCACCAACCGAATTGATTTTGCCGCCGCCTTTGTAATAAATCTTTTTTTCTCCGTTAGGTGCATATAAAAGCAAATGGTCCCCATGCTCATCATGTCGAATATCTGAAACACCATCAAAGATATGCATTAAGCCTAAACCGTCACCGTCCATAAACATTCGGAAAGCTTGTTCTTGATTATAAGCAGTCACAAGATGGTTCTGGTCTGGTGAGCGTAAATAGAAGTCTGCCATTTTAAATATATCACTGGTGGTTTTTCCGCTACGAGGAGTACCTTCGTTTAATTCAAAGGTCACTTTGCTTGTGTTGAAATTAATATTCGCTGCTTGCTTATCACTAAAATTAATTGTCATTGTTCACACCTCGTGATTTAACGTTGAGCAAAGCTTCTAACAATTCGTTCGCTTTGCCTCCAGCAGTTAACTTATCGGCCTGATTCGTAAGTATTTTCGCTTCTGCTTGTGTTTTTTCCATCTTCGCAGTTATCAAGCTTAATTTTGCTCTTCGTTCATCGGCTTCGTCTGCGATAGCTACAAATTGTTTAATTAAATTTGATAGTGTTCCCATTGCTCGAGATTGGGCGGCTAAAAAGTTCGCTTGTTTATCCCACGCGTATTGAACTTGCATAGTAGAACTGCTTCCACTTTCGCCAGATGACCAACCCGACTCCTCTTTTGAGATATCTCCGACATCATTGACGTACATAATCTGTTGTGATCGGATAATGGCTGTATATTGAATCATAATGTTATTCCAAAGAATATCTGCCGGTTCTGATTGGGAAACGGTCTCCATTATTTCTATTGTCTCTTCCGGCATCCACTTAGCAAAAATTCCGTGTTTAACTGCGTTCTTATTCCCCTTAGGGGGCGAACCGCCTTTATTCCCTTGGGCATTTTTATTGCCTTTAAGCGTATCGTAACGTTCCGTTTCAATCGGAGCGCTCCGTTTCATTGTAGTGTCCCACTTATCTTGAGATTTCCATTTTCTAATAGTGGAATCTGTAACACCTAATTCAATTGCGATATCTTTTAATTTCTTTGTTCCTTCAGATTCTAACCAAAGATGTTTTGCCTTTTCTCTATTTGGATTTCTAGCTCTAGACATACATTTTACACCACCTCGCCATCTGTGTTCGTTTTGTAATTCATCTGTATTTACTTATATTCTCTTGTACATGCTTGTCATTCCAACACCCATGACCGCAATATAGCAACTTGCAATAGTCAATTTCTTGTGGTGTAGCTTCTCGTGTCATCTCAATGATGGAATAGTCTTTCTTAATCTGCACCGACATTACTACCCGTTTATGTTGGTTTTTCATGGGTTTCGGATAATGGTGGTTCAGGGATACGTACCAATAATTATCCATCCTTCATTCCCTCCAAACAGAAAAATAATGATACTAAATCATTACTGACTCTAAAATCAATTATTTGTTTCTTTTCAATTCTTCTAAAGGTATGGTATTTTTTCGTTTGTTCAATCACTTCACATGCCATACCAGGCAAACAGTAGTTGATATTATTTAAGACTAAACGTTTCTTTGCAATCATGGCTGACACCTCTTTGTAAATTTATGTACTAAAAAGAGACACCCTGCAAGCGGATGCCTCTCGTGAAGGGTAGAAACATCTATTGACGTTTCCTAATTTATTTAAGTGGTTTTTCCACTTATTGGCGTGACAGGATTCGAACCCGCATCTTATCTCACACGTAATCAGTTGCATTACCACAATGCTACACGCCAAACCAGAAGGAGCGACCTTCTAGCAATTGCTAATAAATCAAATTAACCTTTACACACTCTCGTCAGAATGTTTTCCCTTCAGGATGTAGCTTTCGCAGACTTTCACGGCTAAAATGATTATGTCACTGGCAAGGATTTGCACCTTGTAAGGTCTATATTCCACCACAGTGACCAATCAATCAAACACCAGCAAAAACAATTGATTAAGTTTATCCTAAACGTACCTAGCTGCTACTCTATGAGTTTAGGAATTGCTCTCGTGCGTAAGCAGCTGCCGCAGAGATCTGGTTAATGTTCTTATCGTCATATGATGGGATAGAGCAATATACCTAACCTCGACTAGTATGAATCAGGTAGTTACTACTGCATCCCTAGCAACTATTTGTGTCCCTTGCAAACCTGTAGAAAAAAGAGGAGGTTATTCACCTCACTTCATTTTATTGAGAACGTAAGTCTGCAAGTGACCATCGAAAGACAAAGTGAACGGTGACTAAACGAGAAAGTGTGTACTGTGTCCATTTCTTTGACTTTCGATGTTACTATATTAGCACTCAAATTCGTATAAAAACCGCCAACTTTCCGCCAAAAAACCGCCAAAATTTTATTTATAGGCAATTATTTTTCCATTGCGGTAAGCTTCTGCGAATTCAATCAAAGCTTCTGATTTCATTCTTTGAATACTTCTTTCGGAATAGCCGACTTCTCTAGCAATCTTGTAATTAGAGTAATGGTCCTGCACACAGAAACTATAGTGCAAAATTTGTCTGCTAGTTAGGCTTAATGCCATAAGCCCAGATAAAATTGCGTCTCTTTCTGCTTCTGCATCTGCTAATTGTACTAGCGCATCTTCTGCTTTGTTCCCATGACTTTGGCTTTTAGGCATATCTGTAATAATTGGTGATTTTAAATCTATCAAAGAGCGACCAGCTATTCGCTCTAAACGTCTAAAATTCTTCAACACATTTCTGGCATTCGCTTTTGTTTGTCGAAAATCTACTTCTTTTAGCAATTGAAT